TCGCTTTTCAGTAGGTTTAAAACTGAGCATCAGTTGGGGTCAGGCATTTTCACACAGCGACTTGGAAATAAGATTGAAATACAATCAGGCATGTTTGAGGGAATTCTACATAGAACTAGCTCCTTATACCACACCATGATCCAAGAAGTGTGTAAACGACTAGTGGAGAACTTAATAAATCACCGTTTAATGAAACAGTGTCATGTGTCAATAGTTCAGGGAATTGATGACTCTGGAATGATGATCTCTTTACAAGGACCATTATCTATTCAAGGAATGAGATTATGTAAGACTCTTTTGTTGTGGAAGGAATATATAGCTGCCCATGTGTCCATTTATACGAATTTATGTAAGACATCATCGGGAACCCATGACTTAATTGAATATAACTCAGAGTGGCATTCAAGACACAAAATTATTAAGCCAACATTTAGATGGGTTAGTGCTTGCATGGAGATCTCTGTGAATGAGAGATTCATAGATCGTTTAAGGATTTTTAATAATATCCTCTCACAGTGTTTAGAAGGTGGGGCCACGACACTCGAATGTTCTGTGATACAACTTAATCAATGTGCCATGCATTACATTCTACTAGGATTCCAGACACAAGACACATCAGACATGGTATGGTCAGAATTATCACAGTACCCAGATCCTGTGTGTGGTTTTTTCCCCTGTGACTTTGATATTGCTGCTGGTGTGACTGGAGTCGAATTTCAACTGTACAATTTGTATTTGGGAACTCCATATGGAGGTTCATTAAGAGATCGGTTATCTACAGATTCCCAACTATCGTACTCCCCAGATGAGTTACCTCCCTACTTAAAAGTTAAAGATCTGCAGAGTGCCAAGCTGAAATTCTCTAATATGAGTATCTTCCAGTCGTTCATTAGAAAATTACCCTTAGAAACATATGAGAATGCTGTGCAGGAGATTGAGAATGATCCTTTATTATTATTTGGGCGCCACACTTCCTGGGCAGAAGATCAACCCAATCTAGTACTAAAGGTATTCTCTCCAGGGGTGAAGGAGAGCATTTCCAATATGAGTCCTTTGTTACGAATGGCTGCATCTTCATCCTATGTGCAAAATAGGCCTTGTTTCACATTAAGAGGAGATTCTACCAAGTACAACTTATGGATGTTAATCAAAACAATAAAGTCCCTTGCACAATCCAAACCAAAAGAACATGAAGTTTTCCCACTTCACTCGGAATTTAGGAGGGTTCGAGATATGATTCTAGAGATCACCAGATCTAGTGTTCTACAAGATGTAGTCATGAAGAAGACATCTAAATCCAAAATCGTAGTTTTTGAGGTTCCTGGTCAGGAATTTCCTTTAATTGAGTTGTGCAAAAGAAAATGGTTTGGTCTTGGACACATACCGTTGAGCTCATCTCAATTCAGGCAGAAATGGGAAGAGACAATGGTGAGATACGAATTCCTAAGTGCCATTGATGGATTAGATGGGTTGCATGCCACTTGCGCCAGTTTAAAAATGAGCGTTGTTGAATGCAAATCTTTTATTGAAAGCCTATCATCTCGAACTAGATCTGTTGTTCTGTATGATAGCTCTTCTAAATAAAAATCATTATCAAACTCTTTGAGCAGAATTTACTGGCCAAATACCAAAGTGCATCATTTATCCGAGAGTAATGGAGAAATTTCTCGACTTCGCAGTCACATATTCTCACTAAGTTCCTATTGGTGTTCTACCAAGAAGAAAGAGGATTTACTAACAAAGTGGTTGCTGGAATGTCCTCAACTTCACCAGGTAAGTACCAACATCCCTCCCAA